AAAAAGTTTAAGCCAAAGAAAACTGCAACAGTAGAACGTGTATTGAATAGAGCATTTACACAAGTATTGTTTAGTGGTCGTCAACACATAGAAACAACTGATGTGTTCTTAAGTATTATGGGCGAAAAGAAAAGTTGGTCATACTATCATATTCAAAAGTCAGGTCTTACAAAAGAAGGCTTTTCAGATTACTTAAACACTGAATTAGATACTATCTATGAAGATGAAGAAATGCGTCAAGTTGCTGAAAAGGCTTTACGTGACTTTACAACTAACCTTAACAAAGAAGCAGGTAATCAAAAGATTGATCCTGTAATTGGTCGTGCAGAAGAACTTGAAGGCATTGCACTTGCATTAGGCAGACGTAGTAAAAATAATGTACTACTTGTTGGTGATCCAGGTGTTGGTAAAACTGCTATTGCAGAAGGACTTGCATATAATATTGTTAATAAAGCAGTACCAGAGTTTTTACAAGAGTACTCAGTATATAATTTAGACATTAGTGCTATGTTGGCTGGATCAAAGTACAGAGGTGACTTTGAAGAACGTTTTAAACTTGTAATGAGTGCAATTAAAAAGCAAGGCAAAACGATTGTATTCATAGATGAAGCACACATGATGAATGGTGCTGGTAATGCAGGGTCAGGTGGATCGAATGACTTGGCTAATATGTTAAAGCCTGCATTAGGTAAAGGTGATATTAAAGTTGTAGCATCAACTACTTGGGAAGAATACCGTAAGTACTTTGAAAAGGATCGTGCATTAATGCGTAGGTTCCAACGTCTTAGTGTTTCAGAACCTGATAAGAATGTAACTACAGAAATTTTACAAGGTATTAAAAAGTATTACGAAGAATTTCATTCAGTTAACATTACTGATGATGCAATCGATGAAGCAATTAAATTAAGTGTGAAGTATATGGCTGATAGGAAACTACCAGACAAAGCAATTGACTTATTAGACTTGGCTTGTTCACGTTTTAATTTAAAAGAAGCAACAGTACGTGTCGTAGGCAAAGAAGAAGTACAGTTTGAACTTGCTAAAGCAGTTAAACTACCGCCAGAACAAGTACAACAAAAAGAAACAAGTAACCTTGCTAACTTAGATAGCAATCTTAAGAAGCAAGTATACGGACAAGACACTGCAATAGATGAAATTGTAGATAAGATTCTTGTTGCACAAGCAGGACTAAAAGCAGAAAACAAACCTATTGGATCGTTTGTGTTTATGGGTCCAACTGGTGTAGGTAAAACAGAAACAGCAAGACAACTTGCAAATGAATTAAGTGTTGAACTTGTAAGATTTGATATGTCAGAGTATCAAGAGAAACATAGTGTTGCAAAACTAATTGGATCACCTCCAGGATATGTAGGTTATGAAGATAGTGCAGGACTATTAATTACAAAATTACAAGAACACCCGAACTGTGTATTACTATTAGATGAGATTGAGAAAGCACACCCAGATGTTTCACAAATCTTACTACAGTTAATGGACAACGGAAAAGTTACAGGTAGCAACGGTAAAGAAGCCGATGCAAAAAATGCCATTCTGATTCTAACAACCAACCTTGGTGCAGAACAGGCAGAGAAAAATGCAATCGGCTTCAATGAAGATATGGAAATGGATTACGAAGATACTGAACTTAAAAAGTTCTTTGCTCCAGAGTTCCGTAATAGACTTGATGGTGTTGTAGCATTTGGCAAACTTGAGAAGAATGTAATGATCAAGATTGTTGGCAAGTTCCTTGTTGAACTTAAAGACATGCTTACAGAGAAAAAAGTTACTGTTGATATTACAAATGAAGCCATTGATTACCTTGTTGATGTAGGCTTTGATAGTAAGATGGGTGCAAGACCTTTACAAAGAACTATTGATAAAGAGATCAAGAAGGATCTAAGTAAACTATTATTGTTTGGTGCTTTAAAAACAGGCGGACACGTAGTTATCGATGTTAAAGACAATGCTATTGTACTTGTTACGGATAAAGCAACAAAACCCGTAACTGTTGATGCATAAGCCTTTAGATAAATACATGTATGCCAAGCAATAGCGAAACAATTTTATCAGCAAATACACATCCAGGAGATAGTACTGTTACGACTGTAACAGGAACTGATTATAAAGGTGATGGGTATTACGGTCGTGCAGATGGTTTGCACACTGTACAGTACAATTATGCAGGTCTAACAGGTACTATTAGTATCCAGGCTTCACTTGCTACTACACCTGCAGAAAGTGACTGGTTTGAAGTACACTCTTACACAGCCGCAAACGAAACTGATAATAAATTTGCTAACTTTACAGGCAACTATGTTTGGATTAGAGCAAAACTTGTGTACACTGATGGTACTGTAAACAGTATCATGCTGAATCATTAGGAGTTATTATGGAAAGTATTAGTATTATATGGCAAGGTAAACAAGACGATGTTGATGCTATTGTTGCAGAACAAGTACTAAACTGTACAGGTGAAGCACTTAATGAATCAGAAACACACTTCGAAGTATTTGAGTCTGACAAAGGCGAAACTATCCTTACTATTGACACCCACAACAAGTTAAACGAAGCACAAAGCAATGAAATTGCTGAAGATATAGCCAATACGCTGTTCGATATGGGCTTCTCCAAGTTCGATATAGAGATCTCTGTATAATCTTTTAGTTGACAAACTGTGATAAATACTTTATATTAGCAATATAAAGGGTTATTATCGTTATGAAAACATTTCAAGAATATTTAAAAGAAGCGGGTTTCCGTGAAGGTAGTGACCGAATTATCTTCAAAGGTAAAGAAATAGATACAGGTAGATTAGAATACGACATGGAAGATGCCAGCGATGGCATATATCAATTAGATGGTCCTGTGTATTACACAGACGGTTCAGAAGTTCCGGAAGAAGAAATTGATGATTTATATCAACTTCCAGAATTAAATGACTGGGTTATGTCAGACCATATGGATAGCATGGCCGACCAAGCAGACATGTATAGAGATGCACAAAAGTATGCAGATTTTGAATCAACAGAACTTGATAGAATCAAAGAACTTGCTGATGCAAGTATAGACGAAACATATGATGACGATGATGATTTTTATAATGCATATGGCGAAATGTGGTACAATGAAGATGATATTGTAGACGAAGCAGAGTACCAAGGACGCAAAGTAAAACTTGGTAAGCCTATGCAAGGTGACGTTAAGAAGTTTAAGGTATATGTAAAAGATCCTAAAACAGGTAACGTAAAGAAAGTAAACTTTGGACACGGCGGATCAAGTGTTAAAGGTAAAGCAATGAAGATTAAAAAGTCTAATCCTGCAAGACGCAAGAGCTTCAGAGCAAGACATAACTGTGATAATCCAGGACCGCGTACAAAAGCACGTTACTGGTCATGTAGGAAGTGGTAATATGAATATAGGTGATTTAGGTATTGGTGCAAACGGATTTGATAAAAGTCCTTCATACGATGTACCTTCAGATTTAATTGTGTTTATGAAAGACGATCCACAATTTTACAGAAAGTCTTATTATCCAACAATGTGTGGATGCCAATCAAGTTACAACAAAGGCGATAAAGATCAAAGCATGAAATTATTAATGCCTATGATTGATCAAGCAGTTGGACAATACACTAAAAAATATGACTTACCATACGAAGCAAATGATATTATGCCTATGGAAGAACGAAAGGAACTTGCTTCAAGAATCTACGAAATGGAAGTAGACAGTTTTAAAGAAGGCGAGTACTAATGTTTTTAAGGGAACTATTTGAAGGCCCAGGAAAAGAAGCAAGTTTTGCTTTAGGCAGAATGAATCCTGCACATAGAGGACATGGTCTTCTTGTAGAGGCTATCAAACAAGGTCCTGGTGATGCATTTTTATTTTTAACAGATAGAGCCGCAAAAGTTCCTACAGATCCTTTAAGTCCACAAGAAAAATTAGATTGGGCACAAAAGAGTTTTCCAGATATTACTATAGCACTTGCAAAAAATATTTTTCCTGTTGCTGTAGATTTATACAATAAAGGTTACACTGACATAACAATATTTGAAGGTGAAGATAAACTACGCCCATTGTTAGAAAAGTATAACGGCACAGAAGCCGCACATGGTTTCTTTGAATTCAATAACATCAATCAAAAAAAACTTTCACGTGATGCTGATGCAGATGATGCCAGTGGTGCAAGTGCAACAAAATTAAGACAAGCGGCAATGGACGGCGACTTTGAAACGTTTGAAGATAATGTTTCAGATGCGGCTAAACCATATGCTAAAAAGATGTTTGAAAAATTACAAGGAATACTTGGCGGTAAAAAAGAAGAACAAGTAGATGAATTCGCTTTACCGGCAATAATGAATACATTAAGATACGGTAAACATGCACTAACACTTGGTAAGTTTCTATGGAACAATAAATGGCTAATTAGTTTTTCATTAGTTGCATGGAAAAGTATAAGTTGGATATCAGATGCAATGGAATTTTTAGGAGATATTATTGATCATCCTATTGTAAAAGGATTATTAAAATACGGTTTACCAGCAGTTGGTGTTGCTATAGCAGTGTACGGTGGTAAAAAATTATACGATGAATTAGTTAGTGCAGAAAAAGAAGGTAAGTCCAGAAAAGAAATGACTGAGGTAATTAAAAACTTTAAGCCTGATAACAGTTATATTAGTGACTTAGAAAAAGAATTAAAAGCAGAACTTAAGGCGGCGGCATAATGTACGATAGCATAGACGAACTTAAAAAACTTGCAGGTGTAAACGAGTGGAATGGTTATTCGCCATACAAACTTGATGAGAACCCAAGTGTTACTGCTACGGCATTAAAAGCAAAAGAAAAGAAATTAGGATTAAAGCCTGGCGATGCTGAATGGTTTAAACTTTGGTTTAGTCAACCTTTCATGACTGGCACACCAACGTTTAGAGGACGTAAAAAATGAGATTCGTTGATATAAAAGAAAACGGTGGTCGTGTTGTAAAAGGTGTTAATACTACACCCGATGTTGGCGTTGATGCTATTAAGAAACAAGCGGCCAAGTTTGGAAACAAAGTAGACAAAGACGGTCGTCCACCTACACTATCTAAAAAAGTAAAAGGTTCTAAAACAAACGTACTGTTTAATTTAGGAATGGCTGAAAGTAAACAGTTAAATGAAGTAGCAATAGCGGCGGCACCATTAATTCCTGTAATAACATGGGGAATAAGAGTAGGCGGCCCGCGTATATTAGATATGTTAGGAAGAGCGGCAGTAGGTAAATCAGTATTAGATGGTATGGATCTCGAATCAACGTTGTCTGCACAATTTCCTGACATTGATGTTAACTCTGTTCCAAAGGATTATGATGATTCTATTCAACGTGTTTTACGTAATCCACCTCCAAGTAACATCGATACAAAAGGAACAAGAAGAAAAAATCCAGAGTTAGATAAGATAATTGCATTTTTAATAGCACTGCTTGGTTCAAAATTAGTTCAAATGTTACTGGCCGCAGGTTTAACATTATTAACAATTTACGCTCTGGCAAAAACTGCAAAGTATTTTAAAAAGAAGCATCAAGAAAACAAACTTGAAAAGAAATTACTTAAAGATTTAGCAAATGAAGTAGAGCCAGTAGATGAACGTTCATTAACTAAAGGCGAAGAAAAAGATAAAGAACGTATTGTAAAAGGTATGAAGAAGTCTAAAGGCGACTTTAAAGACCGTTACGGCAAAGATGCTGATGCTGTTATGTATGCAACTGCAACTAAAATGGCAAAAGAGGATCAAGTACACGAACTACAAGCAGATGAATTATCAGAAGCAAGTGAAATATACATTGACATGGACGGTGTGCTTGTTGACTTCTTTGGCGAGTGGACTAAAATGCAGGGCGTTAAAGATTGGAAACAAATTAAAAACGTTGGCAAAGCATTACAAGACATTAGAGATACAGAAGATTTTTGGCTTAAACTAAAGCCTACACCTAACGCAGATAAACTGTTAGGATTAGTAAAAGAAATTAGAGGCGAGTACAATATTTTAAGTGCTCCTCTTGCAGATGATCCAAGAGCAGAACCACACAAGCGTGAATGGATTGAAAAGAACTTATCTGCATTTCCTCCTAAGAAAGTTATTATTACAACAGACAAAGCCAAGTATGCTACTTCAACAGGTGGTACACCTAACATACTAATTGATGACTTTGGACAAAATGTTGCTAAATGGGAAGCGGCTGGTGGTGTTGGATTTAAACACAAGGATCATAAGTTTGAAAGAACTGCTAAAGAACTAAAAGCACACATGAATAAGCCTGTTGATGAAGAACAAGTTTCAGAGTTAATTGTAAAACAACAACGTCCTAAGATTGATGTTATACAAAATATTGCTGATCGTAAAGATGGCAAACCTTTTCCATTAAGTTACAAAGACACTGGCGGTGCAAGTACAGGTGGAACAATTAGTCTTACACCAGACCAAGCACGTAAGTTTATTAAGTTTTACGATAGTAGAGCTGAAGATGAACAAGAGCTAATGCAAAAAGCACTAAAGAGTGTTAATAATGCAAAACAATTATTTAATAACTTTGGTATGGAAGTTGATGTTAAACTACCTAACAATCCAGATGCTGACATACCTCAAAGTCCAATGGATAGATTAAAGAAGAATTTAGATAAAGATACAACAGAAGGCGAACATATTCCTAATCCTAAAGATACATTTCTTACAAAGTCTGACACAGCATACGATTTTGTACGTGTAGGTAAAACTATTTCTAATTTAGATGCTGTAAAAAAAGGTGCAAACAGAGATGAGCCTGATGTTATGATAGTACCAATAGGCGGCAAGAAAGAAAAACAACATCTTAAAAAAGGCCTTAATCGTGTAGGTTATAAAACACAAGACGCTGGTAAGCCTGGAGATGATGCACACGTAGATGAGCGTGAAGATAAAAGCAAAAACAAAGACAAAATAGATATGAAAGGGTTTGACCCTGAGACAATGCAGGCGTTAGCACAACTTAGAGCAAAGTATCCACATGCCGGTGATCCATTAGAGGCATTACTTAAATCAGTTATAGATACTGATCATGAGGATGATGCTGTTAATGACAAGCAAAATAATAAACTTAACAAGCATGGTAATAGACTTAATAAGCAAAGTAATAAAGTTAAAAAGGCGCTAATGAATATAAAGAAACTTGAACCTAAGATTAGAGATTTGAATAATAGATTATCTGGTGTTGAAGTACAGATTAATAATGTCAGGAAAAAGTAATGAGAATATTAGAAATTATCTTAGAAGCAAAAAAGTGTCCGGCGGCAACACAAGACTTAGAACTTAATACAAAGAACAGGGACGCAACACTAAAGAACTTTAACTATGGTCCTTTAAATGTTGACGAGCCAGGTGACTATTGGGAAAAGATTGCCAAGTATTGGAAAACAAATATAAAGGCCGCAAAAGCAAGTAACTGCGGTAACTGTGTAGCATTTGATATATCACCACGTATGGACGATTGTATGCCGGGCGAAACATCAGACGAACATGGACGTTTAGGTTATTGCTGGATGCATCACTTCAAATGTCATAGTGCAAGAAGTTGTCATACTTGGGCTAAAGGTGGTCCTATTGAAGATGACGATAAGTCATATGATTGGCAAAAGCGTGGCGAAGACAAAGTAGAAGAAAACTTTGCAGACGGTAAAAAAAAAGGTAAAAGTAGACCAGGACGTGTAAAAAAGTCGGGTGCAAGTTGCAATGGTAGTGTAACATCGTTGCGTAAGAAGGCTAAAAACGCATCTGGAGAGAAGGCTAAAATGTATCATTGGTGCGCCAACATGAAGGGCGGACGAAAGAAAAAAGGTAAATAGTAGTATGAAACTGAGAGAAATTACAGAATCAACAGTAGTAAACGAGGCTCCTTTGGACGCTGTAAAAACAGGTGCTCAACAGGCGGCTGGTGCTGTTAAGAAGGCCGCAGGTGCAGTAGGCAATGCAGTAAAAGGTGCAGTATCAAAAGTGGCGGGTGCGACAGCGGGTGCGACAGCAGGCGCGGCTCCAGGTGCGGCAACAGGTGCTGATGATAAACAAGCGGCGCAAAAGACTGCTTCAGGTTCTAAGATGGCGGCAAACGCTATGGGAGCAAAAGGCGGATCAGGCGCAATGATGCAAAAAGGTTTAGATAAACTTGCATCGGGTGGCGCAATGACAGGTGCACTTTCTAAACAGATTGCTCCATTTGCACAACAGTTAACTACCATTTTAGGTAATCAACAACTAAGACAAAAATTTATGATGCTTGTTAAACAAGCAGAAAAAACTGCTCCAGCGGCTCCACAAGAAGCAATGGACAAAGACGAATACAAAGATAAACGAAAAGCATTACAAGATATTCAAATGGATCCAAACACATCTAAAGATCCAGAACTTAAAAAAGAATTAATGCGTAAAAAAGCAGAATTAGAAAAAGACAAACCAGTTGATGAAGAGTCAGATTCAATTATACAATTAGCAAAATTAGTTTCAGGTGCTGGTAGTACGCAAATGGATCAAGCATCTAACTATCAACAAGAGATGATGAAACTTGCAGGTATCACAAGAGAATCTGCAACAGCAGGAGCAACCAGTGCAGGTAACATTGCCTCAGTTGCAAACCCTTTACAAGCAAAAGGGCAAAGACCTAAAGATAAAAATGGTTTACCCAAAGCACCACAGAAGAAAAAAGCAGACGGTACAGCAGAAAACGCCCTTGATATTAAAGATAATTTCTTTGGCGGCAAAACAGTTAAAAGGTAAATACTATTATGAAAGCAGAACAACTTAAAGAAGGTTTAGCAGATTTAGCATACAAGGCTGAGTCAGATCACGAAGTGCAAATGGCTCGTGCAGAGTTATACAAGATTGCCAAGTACGCAATTAAGATGCATGATATGCTTAAAGGCGTAGAAGAGCGTGAAGGTCTTGAAGGTTGGGTTCAAAGTAAAATTACTAAAGCCGCAGACTATATGGGCAGTGTTTATCACCATATGGACTACGAAACAAAGTTTGACGAAGTACAAGAAGCAAAACAAACTACAGAAAAATACAATCACGATCGTGGTAGCAAGAAGAAAAAAGAAGACGTTCAAGTTCAAGAAAAAGAGTTTTCGACAAAACAAATTAAACAAGCATATGGTATTGCAAACGATAAGAGATATAAAGATGGCAATTACACAGGTGCTGTTAAGGCAATTAATAAACTTGCGCCTGGTTTAGCAGATCATAAAGATGTTCAAAAGGTTTTAAAAAGAACTAACGAATCATATAAGTCAACTTTAGCATCAGTACTTGCTGAGAAAATTAAAAAGAAGACTTGCTGTGGAACATGTGGTAACGAAGCCGCAGTTGAAGGCGAACAGTATGACGAAGCAAAACAACGCTTAGATCCAAAATGTTGGAAGGGTAAGAAGATTGGTAGCCCTAAGACAAAGATGAAGGGCGGAGTTAGAGTCAACAACTGCGTACCAGCATAACACCACTCCACACAACATAATCACATAAATACCTTGTAACAAAATTAACAAAGGATCCATGTGGCTTTCTTAGTACATAACCTACCGCCTGTTGAAGTATACGTTAAAAAAGAATATCTATATGATCATCAGAAGGGACACGGAGAACTTACTCCCGGTATATGGATCTCCATTAGAAGCATTCAATCCAAAGCATTATACTTTGAAACTCTACTAACCGAGTACGGAGCATTGTACGACAAACTTCCTATATCAGCATTTGTATGGAAAGAAGATATTAAACAAGAAGAACAACTACCATTAGACACATTACAAATATGGGATTGTTTTGATTATGATATTACACTAATTAAAAAACCTTTACTATGTGATTGTGAGTTCTTTGGCAAAGATAGAAAGATGCACAAAGGCGAGTATATGTTTACACTTGATACGTGTCATGCACAACACTCAACACTTGATATTAATTTTAGTGAACACGATCCGGAACATAAAACATTCAATATTATTAAGTTAGAAAACGGACAGTTTGCGGCACAACCAAATAACAGAACTGTATTCACAGACCAAAGCCTTGTAAACCCAACCAGACAAGTACCAGACTTTAAAGTATGTACTCAAAATTACACAGTTGAAAACACACCCAAGTGGAGTGTAGGACACACTGATGATTGGGCATACAAATCAAAAGACGAAACTTTGGACACATAGTCACATTAACTGTTGACAACCGTATCTAAAGAATATATAATATACACAATAATTAAAACTTAGGAGATGATTTATGTCAGACAGAACTTATGGTGGTGACGAAAAAGCCAAACTTGAAAGATTGGTAAATGAAGGTGCTACTGTTCTTAGAGAAGTCGAAGACTTACAAGAAGGTCTAAGAGAAACTGTAAAAGCAGTTGCTCAAGAATTAGATATTAAGCCTGCATTGATCAACAAGGCAATTAAGATTGCACACAAACAAGATTGGCATAAAGTTGCTGACGAGTTTGATGATCTTGAAACACTTGTTGTTACAGTTGGCAAAGACAAATAATGCAAAAGGTAAAAGACTTTTGGATTAATAGTTATAAAAGTGATAAGATTGCATTTGCATTTGAACTTATCAGTTTTGTATTTACGGTGGCGGCAAGTTTAACTTTGGCTTTCAATGCTAAAGATCCAAACATGCTGATTATATATCCGTTCTTCTTTGTAGGATCGGTAACTCAATGCTACGCGGCAGTTCGTAGAGGCGCGGCTTGGGTAATGTTATTAACAGGTTACTTTGCAGTAATAAACGTATTTGGTTACGGTGTTGCCGCTATGTGGTGGTAAATGATTACAGAAGAAAATAAAAAACGAATTGACGATTGGTTAGAGGTACATCTTAAAGAATTATCTCAACCAGCAGATGGCTCAGTGCCAAGATGCCCTTGGGCATACAGTTCAAAAGTTCCAGTTATACACACTGACCAATATATGGACATTATGAAAAATATGTTTAATTTTCCGTACGAAGATAATACACACGGATTGTTAATTGTATTACACAATGTACAAGATAGAATGGAAGGTCAGGATTTAATTGGATTATGCAAGACTCAATACTTTGTAGATAGAGATCTACTTTTTATTGAATATAATTACGAACATTATAAAAACGAATTAAACGACCCAACAATTAGGCTATTCATTATACAAAGAATTACAGAAACTAAAAAGGCAAGTGAGAAATTATATCAAACGGACTATTATAAAACATATCCGCACAATATGATATTTAGAAAGATACGTGAAGCAATGGGTGATAAACACTTTTTTGAAGAACCAAAGGAGTCAAAATATTGAAATATATGGTTGACATCGACGGAACTATATGTTATACTGTTAACAGTAATTATGAAAATAGTATTCCAAATAAAGATCGTATTGAGCATTTTAATAGACTATATGACGAAGGCAATGAAATACATTACTGGACTGCCCGAGGTGCAAACTCGCACAAGGATTGGTCACAGTTTACAGTTAGGCAATTAGAAGAGTGGGAAGTAAAATATACAAGTGTAAGATTTCACAAACCACACTACGATATTTGGATAGATGACAAGGCAAAAAACGCAGATGAGTACTTTAAAAGATCAGGGGAACCAGGCTAAACCATATCAGTGGTTAGCATGGACAGGAACAACAATACTATTAGTTGCCGCTACAATGGCCGCTTTTAATATGTATCCTTACTACAGTTACGCATTTACATTAGCAAATAGTATTTGGGTAGCCGTTGGCATCCTTTGGAAAGAAAAGTCGTTGATTATTTTAAACGCAGGACTTACAATAATATATATTGCTGGTCTTATACAAGATGGTTTTTTCGGCCAATAAACGAAACAATTTGGTATATATCCGCCGCAAAGGATAAAGGAGAATGAATGAGTTATGTAGACGCACACTTCGATCGCAACGCAGATATTATTCGTGTTGTAGAACGTAAAGACGGTAAACGCCAGTTTACTGAATACCCTGTAAAATATACTTTTTATTATGACGATGTACGAGGCAAGTACAGAAGTATTTACGGTGATCCCCTAAGTAGAATTGTATGTAAGAATACAAAAGACTTTCGCAAAGAACAAGCAATTAATAAGAACAAAAAATTGTTTGAAAGCGATATTAATCCTATCTTCCAATGTTTAAGTGAAAACTATCTTAATCAAGATGCTCCTAAACTAAATGTAGCATTTTTTGATATTGAGACAGACTATGATCCAGAACGAGGCTTTGCTGATCCAAGTGATCCGTTTATGCCTATTACTGCTATCTCTGTACACTTACAATGGATGGACACACTTGTAACACTTGCAGTTCCGCCTAAGACGCTTACAATGGAACAAGCAGTAGAACAATGTAAAGAATTCCCCAACACACACTTGTTTGCAGATGAAAGAGATATGTTGAAAACATTCCTTGATCTAATTCAAGATAGTGATATTATTACAGGTTGGAACAGTGAAGGTTATGATATTCCATACACTGTTAACCGTGTAGCAAAAGTATTAAGCAAAGACGACACAAGACGTTTTTGTTTGTTTGATCAGTTTCCTAAGAAACGTGAATATGAAAAGTTTGGTAGACAACAAGAAACCTATGACCTAATAGGCAGAGTGCATTTAGATAGTTTGGAATTATATCGTAAATACACGTATGAAGAAAGACACACTTACAGACTTGATGCCATTGGCGAAATGGAAGTTGGCGAAAGAAAGACTGTGTACGAAGGTACACTTGATGCACTTTATAACAATGACTTCAGAACGTTCATTGAGTACAACAGACAAGACGTTGCACTACTGGACAAGTTGGACAAAAAACTAAGGTTCATTGATCTTAGTAATGAACTTGCTCATGCAAATACTGTTTTGCTACAGACCACTATGGGTGCTGTCGCAGTTACAGAACAAGCAATTATCAACGAAGCACATAGACGTGGACAACAAGTTCCAAATAGAATAAGACGTGAGCCTGGTTCAGAGCCAGCCGCGGGTGCCTATGTTGCATTTCCAAAAGTAGGAGTACATGAGTGGATTGGTTCAATGGACTTGAATTCACTATATCCATCTGTTATTAGAAGTTTGAATATGGATCCAGCAACTGTTATAGGACAACTCCGTCCTGAACATACTAACAAATACGTTGGTGAGCAAATGGGTCTAAAGAAAAAGAGTTTCGCAGGTGCATGGGAAGGCAGATTCGGTACTATTGAGTTTGAAGCCGTTATGGAGAAACGTAGAGATATCAGCATTACAGTTGACTGGGAGAATGGTGAGTCAGACGTAATGAGTGGTGCACAGATTAACGAAGTTATCTTTAATAGTAATAAGCCTTGGATGATCAGTGCTAACGGTACAATCTTTACAACAGAGTTTGAAGGTGTTATACCTGGACTACTTAAACGTTGGTATGCTGAACGTAAAGAAATGCAGGCTATGAAGAAGAAGGCATTGGCCGCAGAGAACAAAGCAGAGATTGAGTTTTGGGATAAGCGACAACTTGTTAAGAAGATTAACTTGAACAGTTTGTATGGTGCTATTCTTAATCCTGGTTGTAGATTCTTTGATGGTCGTATTGGACAATCAACTACACTAACAGGTAGACAAATTGTTAAGCACATGAGTGCAGAAGTAAACAAAGTTATTACAGGTGAATATAATCACGTAGGTAAGAGTGTAATATACGGAGATACAGACTCTGTGTACTTTAGTGCATATCCAATACTAAAAGATGAAATAGAAAAAGGTAGTATTCCTTGGACTAAAGAAAGTGTTGTACAACTGTATGAACAAGTTTGTGATGAAGCAAACAAGTCATTTGGTAAGTTTATGTTAGACACATTCCATTGTCCAAAAAGCAGGTCGGACGTTATTGCGGCAGGTAGAGAGATTGTTGGTGAAAGCGGATTGTTTATTACTAAGAAACGTTATGCAATTCTTGTGTATGATGATGAAGGTACAAGACGTGATATAGATGGCAAGCCTGGTAAAGTAAAAGCAATGGGTTTAGATCTTAAACGTTCTGATACTCCTGTGTTTATGCAAGACTTCTTAAGTGAAGTACTACTTAAAGTATTGCAAAAAGGCACAGAAGATGAGATACTTGATAGTATTACAGAATTCCGTACAGACTTTAAGAGTCGTCCTGGACATGAAAAAGGTAGTCCGAAACGTGCAAACAAGATTGGACATTATCAGAAACTTGAACAGAAACAAGGCAAAGCAAACATGCCTGGACACGTAAGAGCAAGTATTAATTGGAACACACTTAAACGTATGAACAGTGACAAGTACTCGCAAGAGATTGTAGATGGTATGAAAGTTATTGTTTGTAAACTAAAACAAAACCCAATGGGTTATACAAGTGTTGCATATCCTGTAGATGAATTGCATTTACCAGAATGGTTTAAAGACTTGCCATTTGATGGTGACGCAATGGAAGAAACAATTATTGATAATAAACTTGGTAACTTGATTGGTCCACTAAACTATGACTTGCAAAGTACTAAACAAAAAAATACATTCAACAACTTGTTTGACTTTGGAGGTAGTGAATAATGGCAACACATGGAATGATAGATTTAGAAACACTTGGTGTAGAACCAGATAGTGTTGTAATAACTTTAGGAGCAATGAAGTTTGATCCTACAACTAATGCAGAGCCACATGCACCTTTATACCTACGTCTTGATATAGAAGAACAAAGTGAAAAGTATAAACGTTCTATTGATGACAACACACTTGAATGGTGGGGTAAACAAAAGAAAGAAATACGTGATGAAGCATTTGGTGACCATGAAAGAACAAGCATGGATAGTATGACGAAACAATTAAACAAATGGTGCGTAGGTCTTGACTACTTATGGTGTCAAGGTCCGTTATTTGATTATGCAATACTACAAAACTTGTATAAGAACATTGGTAAACCTACTCCGTGGAACTACTGGCAAATTAGAGATAGTAGAACATTGTTTGCACTTATGCCAAGCGATCCACGTAAAGCAATACAAGAAGAATTGCACAATGCACTTGCTGACTGTTATTATCAAGCAAAGTGTGTACAACAAACGTATAAGCATTTTAACATTACGAAAGCAAGATAGATGGCTACAACAGAAGAAAAACAACAACTTATTGAAACTATTAAAAGACCCGATAGGTACTTTCGTTTCCAAGTTTATGGGTATGGTGCAGAAATGTCTTGGTGCCCTATTACAAAAAAATGTCATGATTGGTGGAATGCTAATCACGGCGAGAATGACATCTATGCTGAAAACTATATGAGTGGTGCTGAAGAATTTAGAGAAGCACACGACATACCACAAGAAGCAGACTTTCTTTGGGATAGCGAATATGAAACACACAGTGAATGGCATGAGCCACCCAATGAACAATGTCATTGGTATGGTTGTAGTATTGACAATGCAAAGATGACTATTGAAGAAGTAGATGGTCCTGGATACACTGCAACTGTATTAGACGAATTATATGATGGTGAATTTAATGATTTCTTTACAGATGTAACATGTGAACATGACATTGATGATAGTGGTTACAATATTCCTAAAGGACATTATGCACAGATGATTAGTTCTGAGAAAGGTACTTTCTTTGAAGGAACATTACATCTACAAGGTGAACCTTTTGATATTAACAACCTTAAGTTTTATTCACAAACAATGCCAAACGATGAAGAAATATTATCAAGTATAACATACGGAGAACACGAAGTTGATAACCAGGGTGGTGATACAACTGGCAAAGGTTATTCTGTTTACTTTTACGAGGAATAAATGAAAGACGAACTAATGGTACAACAACAAGTCGCAAACGTATGGCAACATATGGTTGGTGTTATTTGTTTGAACCTAACTAATCGTAAACAAGTTAAAGCAGTACTACCTAAGTTCTTTGCTAAATGGAGTACACACGATAGTCTTGTACATGCAACACGCAGAGAGATTGAAGAAGTAATTGCTCCATTAGGTATGAAACATGTTCGAGCAGAAAGATTATATCGAATGAGTGAACAGTTTAAAGACTGGGATGGAGAAGATGCTACACAACTACATGGTATTGGCAAGTACGGTAGTGACAGTTATAGGTTATTTTATAAAAATGAAATACCTGAGAACGTAGGCGATCATGAATTAAAAAGATATATTGCAGAAGAAATGGGTATAGAATGCAGATACTATTAACAGGTAGCGAAGGAATGATTGGCTCAGAACTTAAAAAGTATTGGGCTGGTATGTACAAGTTACACTTTATAGACTTAAAGTTAGGTACTGACCTAAATACCTGTGACTTACCTGAAGTAGATGCAGTAGTACATTTGGCTGGTAAGAGTGGTGTAAGAGAAAGTTTTGGTAATCCTATGGAGTATTGGAAAAATAATGTAATGGCAACTAAAAGATTATTTGATCATTATACAGATACTCCTGTGTATTATGCGAGTTCAAGTACTGCAAAGGAACCACATAGGAATCCTTATGCACTTACAAAATATACTTTGGAAGTACTTGCTCCAGAAAAAAGTTTAGGTATGAGATTTACAACTGTATATGGAACACAAACAAGACCACAAATGTTTATTCCAAAACTTTTAAGAAAAGAAGTTACGTACATTAATAATCATACAAGAGATTTTATACACATTTCAGATGTGTGTAGAGCAATTACAACGTTTGTTCAAAAAAACATAAACGGTGTAATTGATGTAGGAACTGGTAAGTCGTACCACTTACAACAACTGCTTGACGCATATGGCATAGATACTATACCCATGCAAGAAGGCGGTGATCACGAAAGAAAAGACAATAAAGCAGATACTAATCAATTAACTGCTATTGGCATAGTGCCAAGAATTGATGTCATAGATTATCTATGCCAAGAAAAAGAACTTGACAAAAGTGCATTTTCTAAATATAATGTAACAATAGGAGACTAAAACATGAAAGACATTTTACAAGATATCGTTGCACATACACACTCGTTGGGATTTCTCAACATTGTAAAAGTAACGAGCGAAGCAGATACAACTATCGAATCGATGGCTGAAGATCGTTCTGTGATTTTAAGTTCACAGACTAAGAACCCTGTGTCAGAATTTACTGGTACATTTGGTATGCCTAACTTAGACAAGTTAGCATTACACCTTAAGTGTCCTGAGTATCAAACTAATGCAAAGGTTAGTGTTGAACAAGCAGAACGTAACGGTGAAACTGTTCCAACACACATTCACTTTGAAAATGAAGCAGGTGACTTTGAAAATGATTATCGCTTTATGAACAAACAAATTATTGATGAGAAACTTAAAACTGTAAAGTTTAAAGGTGCATCATGGGACGTTGTTGTAGAACCAAGTATGGCTTCAATTCAAAGAATGAAGTTTCAGAGTATGGCACACGCAGAAGAAACTGTATTTACAGTAAGAACAGAAGGCAACAGTCTTGTGTTTAGTTTTGGTGATGCTTCGCAACACGCAGGTTCGTTTGTATTCCAAACTGATGTTACAGGTACACTAAAACATGCATGGGCATGGCCAGTGGCACAGGTACAAGCAGTACTGAATTTAGACGGCAAAATAACAATGAGTATTTCAGATCAAGGTGCAATGCAATTAACTGTTGATTCTGGATTAGCAGAATATAATTATATTCTTCCAGCTCAAACAAAATAAGGACTTTATGACAAGTGTTGATATTAATGACGATGACAAAACATTTGAAAACGAACAAAGTACAGTAACTATACCTCTTAAGGAGTATGACAGGTTGAGAGAAAAGCAAAAGTATATTACAGACAAAGATATGATATCTGTAGTAGACAAAATTGAAGAACTTGTTAGAGCCCTTAGGAAACACATTATAAGGACGGACGTATAAGTGAACACAGACTTAACAACAGAACAAAAGGACTATGCTACATTCCTACCAGCATTGAGCGGTTTCTTTGCAACCTTTGTAGGTAAGCAAAGACGTGAGGAATACGTAGAGTATAATCGTATACCTAAACACTTTACTAATGGTGTTGAGAGCATGAATTGGCTTAATCCAAGTAAGTCGTTGTTTAACTATCAATGGAGTTTGTATTCCGCAGGACACGCCGAACTTGACATTAACAAAGATGCACCTAAAGAAGATATGATACGAGATAGAGATCGTAACACTTCTTGGATGCTTGGCGATAGTGGTGGTTTCCAAATTGGTAAAGGTGTTTGGGAAGGCAATTGGAAAGATCCTAATTGTCCGAAAGCACAAAAGAAACGTGAGCAAGTTCTTGCGTGGATGGACGCTTATATGGATTATGGAATGATACTTGATATTCCGGCTTGGGTAGCACGGTCTCCCGAAGGTGCTAAAGCAACTGGAATTGACAACTATCAAGACGCCGTTAATGCTACACGTATTAACAACGACTACTTCATGAAACACAGAAGCGGTGCTTGTAAGTTTTTAAATGTATTACAAGGTGAGAATCATGCTGATGCAGAAGATTGGTATCAGCAAATGAAAGATTACTGTGATCCTGTTAAGTATCCTGACACACACTTTAATGGTTGGTCGATGGGTGGACAGAACATGTGTGATGTACATCTTGTTCTTAAAAGACTTGTAGCACTTAGATTTGACGGACTATTAGAAAAAGGTGTACACGATGTAATGCACTTCTTAGGAACGTCGAAATTAGAGTGGGCTACGTTGCTCACAGACATACAAAGAGCAGTACGTAAGTATCATAATTCAAACTTTATGATTACGTTTGATTGTGCAAGTCCTTTCTTAGCAACTGCTAACGGACAAATTTATTGTGAACTTGAAACATTAGATCGTAAGAAATGGGTTTATAGAATGGTGCCAAGCATTGATGACAAGTCGATGGCAACTGACACTACTCCATTTAGTCAAGCATTTGTACGTGAAGGTAAGCACACAAGTTTTAAAGACTCGCCTATTACATCAGGACTAACTGCACAAGATATTTGTAAGTATGCACCCGGCGACCTAAATAAGATAGGCAAAGAAGGCAAGACAAGTTGGGATTCATTTAGTTATGCAATACAAATGGGTCATAATGTGTGGAGTCATATTAATGCAGTACAAGAAGCAAACAGACAATATGACGCTGGTGTTGTTCCTAACATGCTTGTAGAAGAACAGTTTGATAGACTATACTTTAAAGATGTTGTAGAGGCAATCTTTGCAACTGATAATAGAGATGAAGCGAACGCAATAATTGAACATTATAGTAAGTTCTGGATGTCAATTATTGGAACACGTGGAGCAATAGGTAAGAAAACAGTAAACGCACAAACACAATTTGGCAACTTATTTTCAGAGGCTTAATATGGAAAGAGAATATTCAACAGGTACTAAAGACGATGTAATCTACTTTACAGGATATGAAGTAGAAAAAACTCCTGCAGAAGGTGAGCATACATTGTTTGTTACAGGATGTCAACCATTAGAAGATGTATTAGAACAAGCAAAGAAGCACGTAGTAGATCATATTTACTTAGGTGCTAATCACAGTTTTGTTCCAAAAGAAAGTTGGGACGACCTTGTGTTTGGTTTGCTTGACAAGAAATATCTTGTAACACTTGACTATGATGCGAAGTATCATGAATGGGTACTTGAAACAGGATACAACGAAAGACATAATTTTATTAGTATGATTAGTGTTAAACTTCCATACGTGAACCAACTTAACTACAATGCTTGTATTAAGATCGATGATGCAGACTTTGATCATTCTAATCCTGGCGTATGGGTACACAACGTTCACCCATTGCTACAGAGAGATAAGTTTACTGACTGGTCTAAATACGGAGACGATAGCCCTTCGGAGGACTAAATGAAACTACTGCATAGTTTTTGTGATCCTATTGAAACAATGCCTACTGTTACGAGTTACAACGGAAGGTTTATTAATTCTGAAGGTACACATTACTATGACTTAATGGCTGGCAAAGGTTGTAACGTATTAGGATTTAACAACGAATATGTACAATATCATGTTGCTCATGCACATAGAACATTTCCAAGCAACGACTGGAATGCTAAACCTGAAATATGGAACAAGTTAGAAACTGCCTTACAAAAGAAACTTCCAGGTTACTTTGCATTTGTTCCAGCACATAGTGGAAGTGATGCAACAGACAATGCATTAAAATTTTGTTTCCAATTTTACAATAACAAAAAGAAAAACATAGTACTTGTACGTAAAGGTAGTTTCCATAGCGGAAGTATTACTGGTTGGGCAATGAGTGATTACAGAGGTTGGAGTAATCATTTACCTGATGTTGAGTTTGTAGACTTTTATGACGAAGACTTTGCAACTGTATTAGATAAACACCAAGGCAACATTTGTGCCGTGATGTGTGATACTGTAAGTTGGTTTCATGGTGTTGATGAAATGTCAGATAGTCTTATTAAGAAAATTAAACAAGGACGTTTTGTACACGATTATAAAATTATTGCAGACGAAGTATTTACAGGCATGTATAGGTTTGGTAGTTTTGCACACAGTATGGAACGTGACCTACAACCTGATATTGCTTGTTTTGGTAAAGCACTTGCAGGAGGATTTAGTTCTTTTGCAATCACTTGTATCACTAAAGAAATGTTTGATGGCATATCTAAACCAGGTCCAGATGGTTGGGCATTACCTATAGCAGTTGGCAATTCAAGAAGCCAAGATCCTGTAGGAGCAACTGCGGTATTGGCCACACTTGAATACTGTGATAAGAATAAAGTTATGTTTAGTGTAACAAATCAAGTTACAAAGTTTTTGGTAGATGTTGCTGATATTTTACGCAAAGTAGAAACTTTTGATGTAACACAAAAGAACAGTTTCTTAAACTGTAAGATAGATAAAACAGGTGACCAAAAGACACTAAACGACATTCGAGGATTCCTTAACAACGCAGGCTTATGGCAATACTCAACTACTACAATTAAGATTTGTAGTTTTTACGAAATTAAGAAAGTTGAAACGGATTATATTTTGAACGTATTCGATGACTTAATAACCAAAATAAATCAAGGAAAACCATTGACAAATGATACGAAAGGCTTTATAATATGAGTATGACAGATCAATTAATTAAAGAACAAATGGAAAAAGATAACAAGGCAAGAATTATGAATACTGCAAAAAGAATGATTTGGGTTACTTTTAGAAAAGAAGGTATCCACAAGTATCCGGCGGCACTTGATGACCCAGCACTTGCAACAGGCGATGAGTATGATGTAAGTTTTTTAGGATATCCACACAGACACATTTTTCATTTTAAGGTAGCAATCACTGTTACACATAATGATAGAGACATTGAATTTATTCAATTTAAAAGATGGTTAGAAAAACTGTATGAGGAGAAAACAATAGAGTTAGACTATAAAAGTTGTGAAATGATGGCAGATGATTTGTATGCACAAATTATTGCTAAACACCCAGGTCGTGAAGTCCATATTGATGTAAGTGAAGATGGAGAAAACGGCGCCCACATTGAGTATGATAGATAGAGGAAAAATGAGATGTCACTCAAATTTAATCGCGAAACCTATGATAAGGTCTTCGAGGATCTCGAGAAGTTCAAAGAATTTTGTTCTAAGACTTCTTGGGTAACAGGTTACGGACGTTCTTATCGCTTTGACGAACGTGATCTTTACAATAACAAAAGCGAGGCTTGGAGAACATACGTCATGTTCACTCAAGGCAAGAAGCCTAAGTACAAGCCGAAAAACAAAAAGATGTATAGGAGGACTTAAATGTTCAAAGACGTAGATAAAAGTATGCTGATGAAACTTGTGTTATTACATGTTGTAGTAATTACAGTTTCTAATGCGTTGGTGGCAATTCCTGTAGAAATTGCAGGAGTTAAGTTAACGTGGGCGGCATTTACTTTCCCATTAGTTGTAATAGCAACAGATTTGACTGTTAGACTATTAGGAAAGAATATAGCAAGATCAACAATCGCGGCGGCGTATCCATTAGCAATTATTGGATCAATCGCAGTGGTACTTGCAGAAGGAGCACCGCAATCAGTAGCAATGCGTATTGGGTTTGCTTCAGCAACTGCTTATGCAGTTGGAACAATGCTTGACGTATATGTATTCCAATACAT